AACAGTAACTGTTCTAGTTGCTGTTTCTGTTGGTTACAGGTCTCCCGACCTGCACCGGCCAGTGTGTTGCTGTCCCAAGGCTTGATATCCTCAGCACATTAGACTCACTAGCTTGCTTTTGTAAGCGTGTGAACTACCTAATAAGTTATTATTAATTAAAATAATACTATGTTAGATAACAAATTAATAATTATCCTAGAGTGGATAACTGCTAATTGGTTTCCTAACATCCCTATTGAGGTACGTAGAACAACACTGCGGTCTTGGATTGATTTAGTTCGATCCTGGATTTCCTCTCAAGGAATATCTCACACAATCAAACGGATCAAAATGATTCGTTTAATTGTGACTCGATATCTATGCGGTCAACCATTAATGGTTAATGACCTCATGATTGGTGTTTCCAGAGATGGTTTCCCAACTTCAATTCTTTTTATGAAAGAATTGATAGATTCGAGTGATCCTCAATCTAAGAGATTCGTGCTGACATTGCTCGGGATTTCCCGTGCTATGAAAGCAAGTGGTAAAGTTAGTTATAACTCTATCACCGATCCTTTTAAAGGAGAGTTTAAAACCTTACCTAAAGATTTTATTAATCTTTTCGTTAAGGATTTCTGCCCTACAATGGAGGATACGAAAATCACAGTGCGAGACTTCTTCTTGAACCTGAAATCAGGACCATTGGGTGGACCAGCTATTTTACTGGCTCACCATGCAACTCGGTATTATACCGGTGCTAACCTATGGGGATTAAATATCCTTTTAGGTACAGATGGTATGAGATGGTTTAAAGATCTATTTTTGAATACCAAAATTTCTGAAAAGAAATTGGCTCGAAATAGAAAACTTCATATCATCTCAGATCCTGAGTTAAAGGAGAGAGTGATAGCTATCTTTGATTATATATCTCAGATTGCTTTCCAACCTCTGTCTAGTTACCTTTTTAAGGCACTAGAATCTATCCCTCAAGATAGAACTTTTACTCAGAATCCTGTTATCAGGGATAAGAGAAGTGGGGAACGGTTCCATTCATTGGACCTAAGTTCGGCCACAGATAGATTTCCTATTGATCTACAAGTAGATCTAATAGACTCTATTGAGCGTGCAGGTAACAAGCCTTACCGAGGAATCGGTGCTGCTTGGAAATCATTAATGGTTAAGGAACCATTCATGACACCTGAGGGGGACCTACTGAAATATTCAGTAGGCCAACCGATGGGAGCACGATCATCGTGGGCAGCTTTTACTTTATCACATCATTTAGTGGTTCAGTATGCTGCTCACTCCTGTGGTCTATATCCTTTTAAAGAATACATACTTCTAGGTGACGATATCGTTATTTATAACGATATTGTTGCCCTTAAGTATGTGGAAGTAATCAACCTTTTAGGGGTCGATTGCTCCCCAGCTAAATCTCATACTAGTGAAAACTGTTATGAGTTTGCGAAACGGTGGTTCCATAATGGAATCGAGATTTCGCCTGTTCCTTTAAAGGGATTCCTCAGTAACTGGAGTAATCCAGCGTTGTTATTCCAAGATATTTTATCTTTGGTCTACAACAACCGAGGGCCTAGATCCTGTATGTCGTCAGTAGAACTAGGAGTTAGTTTGATTCGGGCACTTGGTTTCACAAGAAGCCAAATCAGACTATATACTAGTATGTTCACAGATATCCGGTTTACTTACCGGTGTTCTATGGACTTTCCCGACCATCAGTTGTTAAGATCTTTCTTAGCAGCTGCTAGTCGAGCTAATGATTACATATTACCAAGTGATGATGCAACTCTATTGAAGGAATTCAATAGAACATCATCTCTGGTAGTGAATGGTATGGTTATGACTGTTTGTAATACCTTATCTAAGTATTACCAAAGCTTTAAACAAGGCTTTGAGTCATTCATAACAGCTCCATCCAGTATAGTTAACGTGGATGAATTATTTTTAATTCACCCTTTATCTTATGCGTTATTCTCGTCAGTTTCTACTTTCGAGGAAATGAATAAGGAGTTAGGCTATACTCTTGATCTGAACAAACAGTTAACTACTGTTACTGTTTTAGATCTTGAGAAACTTAGTTTTCAATCGAGAACATCGATTGATATGATATTTACATATCGTACCTTTGCTAGGAAACTAAGACTGGTGGTGGAGTTCGATCCTTATCAGTTAATAGCGAAAGCGAACACAATGCGCTTTGGACGTTCCTTAATGGACATCCGGTTATCTTTTCAAAAAGATAACCCGTTATTAAAAACAGGGATGCTTACTAAACCATTAGTACTATCTAGTCTAGACTGGTAGGGGGAAACCCCACGCGGCCTGCTAGCGTAACAATAGCCTAGGAAGTGCCAATCCATCA